TAGATATTCTATTAGTTCCTGCTCTTAATTTATCATCATCTTTCCAGGCTCCTCTATCAAAAGTTCCAGTAACTCCCCAACCTACTATATCTGCCATTTTTTTTGTTTCATTTTTTTCAGTATACAATTCTGGAAATATAATATCTTCTACAATAGGATCTTTTAATTGACCTAGTGCTATATCGTTGTAGCCAACAACATCTGGATTAAAATTTGTTGGTATAAATATTTTTGATACTAAATATTGTTTTTTTTCAAATGCAACAAAAATATCATGACTATCTTTATTTTCAAATATATGTGCAGCAGTTAGTATCCATTTAGAATTTATGATTACGCAAGAAGAAGTGCTGGTTATCTTATTATTCTTTTTAGTAATTAATCGTGCCACACAATTATAAGTTTGACCATATTCTATATATTGATTATCGGATAAACCAGGATTTATTGTTCCCGCAATAGATGTGCTATATATAGTCAAAAATATTAGTATAACTCGAATAATATATAGCATAATAATCTCCTAAGACTAGAGTACTATATTATACACTAATATTAGTTTTCATATTAAAAATTCGACCCTTTTGCGTCCTAACTATATATCCCATTCTGACCATATATGGCTCTATACTATTTTCAATAGTTTCCACGGCAATTCCGGTTAAAGACGAAATACTTTTTAGACCAAGCGGGGTTGACTTTGCATCAACCAGAGTCTTTAAATATAGTCTATCGTAAACATCAAAACCATAGCAATCAATACCTTGGTCGGAAAAAATTTGGTCTATCGAAAGTCCTGCTGGATTATCATGAGCCAACATATAGTTTTTATACCACTGTAATCTAGCATTTAAAATACGTGGAGTACCCTTGCTACGTTTAGCAATTTCCAAAAGGTTGTTATCATCTATGACTATGCCTAGTTTATTACAGTTCGACCTTGCTAGTTCTGCTAACTCATTGTCCGTATAATATACAAGATGTTCTTTAAGAACAAATCGGTCATAAAATGGTTGACTTAAACTGCCACCACTTGTTGTAGCACCAACAATAGTGAATAGTGGCAAATCAATAGTTTCAGTCTTAGAGTCTGAACTAATATTAAGAACAAAATCTTCCATAATAGGATACAAAAATTCTTCTACAATTTTAGGTAGCCTATGAATCTCGTCTATAAACAGAACCGATCTTGGAGCAATTCCGATGAGATAAGGAAGTAGATTTTTAATGCTTCGTAGATTAGCAGCATTAACTGTGTACAGGTTGACGTTCATCTCACTGGCTATAGCACCTGCTATGGTCGTTTTACCAAGGCCAGGAGGGCCGTCTAATAAAACATGAGGCATCACGCCGCCCGAAATAAAACAGCCCTTCGCACAGATTTTTAACCTGTTGACAACGCCTCTTTGTCCAACAATATCAGAAAACTTTGAGGGTCTAACAATATTAGTCATTTTTCACCAAGAATAAAGAGTGTTTTACCAAAACCATGTAATCATCAATCCCAGGATTTTCCCTGAGTGTTTTTTCTATCATCTGTTCTGCTTCATCAGCACCAAAACCATAATGAGATAATAAATTTTTTGCTTTTGTAACTGTATTTTCAGATGGCTCTATAGGTTCATCTGCAATAACTTCTGGTTCTATTTCAGCGAGTTCTATTGGCTCAGGTTGTTTTGTCTGTCTTTCAGCAAAAACATCTCGTTTTTTAACAAAATTATTGTCAGTATATTTAACTTTTATTTTTTCTATCTGTTTAACAGAAAATACCGTGCCACAATCACAAACAACTTTAAAATCTTTCGTGACCGCTTCTTTTAATGATAACCAATGAGGAAAACAACACGAAGAATTTGGACAAAGATATTTGAAATGCACATCATATTCAATCGGTTTCAGGTAGTTCTTCATTATTTTTTATCCAAAAAACAAAGTCATTTGCTTCGCTATCAAAAGCGGTATCAACCAGTCCCTTAGATACCAGATTATTTAATATATTACTTACCATTCTATCATTAAGAGCGGACACGACTTCATAATATATATTATCATTTATTAATAAACGTATTGTATTATTATATTTATGCTGCTGTTTTCTTAAAAAACCATCCACAATGATTTTTGATTCGTCAAAAGATAACACACTATCTATTTCTGTTATATCATCTGGATGAATATTAAAAGCAAATACATCTGTTTCTTCGTCTGTATTTTGTGACTTGCCAAAATTATTAAACACTAATGCTCTAGTAGCATTTATGAAATCATCCAAATCTTTAATCACAAACCAATCGTCATTTGTAGAACTCATAATATTTCCTAGTTAAGTATTTCGTAAAGACCTTCATAATATTTTGGCTGGCGTAAAAAATATTCAACGTGAGATTGTAGATGTTTGACATATTCGGTCTGTAATTTATCTTGTATAAAGTGTTTCTTTTTCCATACTCCTTCGTTCCAATAGTTGTTCCCCAAATACAGGGAGGACGAATCCCACGCTGTATTGGAGAGCCAACTATTCACAGGTAACGATTTGTAAGGCCAGCCTTCTATATTAGTTATTTTATAGTCATAGCCTGACTCTGATAGTTTCTTGACTATTTGATCAATATATTTGGCTATCCAATCAGTATCAATCTGAAAGAAAAATTTATAAGGATCGTCAGGAATATCTTCGTCATCATAAGGTTCGTGCATATAAAACTTTCTAAAATAGCGGGAGAGGAATCGAACCTCTCTCACATAGCATTTGTCGAGTTTCTCAACTAGAGGCTATGATCTTTGTCCCAGACCCACTATCAATAATCAATACTGATTATCGTAATCTTCTTCGTCGTCATAATCTTCAGCATAAGCCTCGTCATCTTCATCATCATTCCATCCCCAATCATAATCATTGGTATACTCATCTTCCTCATCATCTTCATAATCAACACCACTATCCAGACTGGCTGAATAAAGAGGCTTGAGAAGTTCGCCTTGATACTCTCCAACAACTTCATATCGGCAAGTGCGAAGTTTCTCATAATTACAATCACTAGGAACACTCACAACATCACGAGGATTAATCTTGACAATAACAATCTTGTCACCAGATTCAAGACATCCATATCCAGCCACATAATTCAATGCACCAGCATGAAGTCCATTAGAACAACCTCTAGCACGATCATCATCAACCTTTGATCGTGTCATTTCGCAAACATTTCCAACACTATTGTCGAAAACTCCACGATACTTATCCATAAAATCATTCCTAACTGCCTTGTAGGCCAGGAAATGACCATCATCAGTAATAGGCAGATGTTCATGCTCAAGGAAATCATAAAGTTCCTTCTGACTCTGCATACTAGGATTTTCCATCAGATTATTCAGGAATGTAACAAGGGGCTGGAAAGGTAGACCCTTGCTCATAAACTCCAGAATACGCTTACTGATACTTCCATGAACAACCTCACCCTCATAAGTGACCTGTCCATTCTTAATCTCAACAAGACCGTCGCTAAATGCCGCGACTGCCTTTTCTACATCAACAATTTCCAGCAATTCATCAGATGTTGCAGTAGGCAGAGCCTCCAGAATCATCTTATAGTTGATATGATCAGGCAGAACCTGATAACTCTTATTGTTTAGAACAACCGTCAGATTACCATCAACAAACATAAACGGAACAGCCATAATTAAAACTCCTTGTTACCTGTGAAATTTACTTAATAAGACTACTCAACTGAATCTTGAACAGTTCAATCTGCTCATCATTCATACTTTCGACCCATACATTACTACTCTTACCATAATAATTATCAGCAAATTGAGAGATAGGATTATACTTGCTGTCCAAATCTCTAAGATTGCCATTAATCTGGTTGCTTCCCATAATATACTTGATCATCGGGTTCCTGTCAACCTCGACTTTAAGATTTTTCTTGAGTTCTGCCGCTTTGGTCAACTTATGCTTGATTGCTTTAGTCTCAGACTTAAACAATTTAATATACGATTCAGCATCGTCAGAATGAGCAAACATCTCATATTCAATCTTATTTACCAGAGTATTGTACTGTACATTTTTCTTCTTGAGTTCCTTACTGTCAAGATTATCAATACCTCGATCCTTGAGCAAAGAGTTAATATGATCGAAATATTCGGTCTGAGAGAATCGTTTCAGATCAAAAGTTGCTCTGTGCATAGTATCAGCAAAGAATTCCATTACAAGAAAACTATCAATAACATTGGACAGTTCAGTATTTTTGATATATTTCTTATAGTCAAGACCAAAAATACTCAACATATGACAAGAGAAATGACTAACCAATGTTCCACGATTGTAATAATAATTATTATTGTTATCGTCATCCCTACTGATAAATTCCTTTTTGTAGAATTCAACAATAGAGTTATACTCATTGGCACTATTAAAGTAGTCCTTAACATAAGTTGAAAGAATATTCTTTAGCCAAGTGTTAAAGTCGGTAAGGTTATATCCTTCATTTTGAAGTTTTGATACAAAATTACTCTTGATAGCATAAACCTTGACATTACCAAATAGACTCTTGATATTTTCATTACTAAATAATCCAACAATATTGCTAATCTTAGGAAATTCTGGTGTGCTTTGATAACGCAAAATAGGAACATAAATAATACTATCTTGGTCGATAAGTTCATCCAGTTCATCACTCGTAAGAGTTTTCAGATTAAGGGCATCATTATATTCTACACTGAGACTACCAGCATTTTTGGATGCTCCATTAATAAAGAATACATCTTGATCGCTAACGCTACCCTTAGAATCTCTGACTCCAGACTTTCGTGGAGCGTTACTCTTAATCAAGTCCTTATAATCACT